TGGTCGATAGATCCGCATCAAATTTTAGTATATGTTGACGAAGCGGTCTTACAGTGCTTTGATCTGTTGGTGTTGATGATATTTTAATAAAGTCTCCTTCAATTGCCGTAGGATTAAATTGAGTCAAAGTTATCGTACCACTATTAGCAGCATAAGATCCAATATTATCATTAACAATTCCACCCGTTGAATTTATTATTTGAATTGTATTTGAAGACAATTTATTTTGTAAACTACATGTTACTCCAGAGAAAGTAAAATTAGATGAAGTAATAACGGGTGTGGTGTCATCGGGTTGAGCTAATTTAACTGGAAATGTTACTTCATAATCTGTTGCGGTACCAGTGGTTACCGTAAGTCTTCTTTGAAGTTTTATAGTCATGGAGGTATTTAATATCGCAACCGATAATGCATCAATTTCTGCAAGAAGAGCTGATCTTCTAAACACTTTTCCAAATGCATTTAAATTATCCGTAAAGAATTGCGATATTTTATTTTGAATTGAAACACCAGTTGTTTCCGCGGTTTCACCTGTTAAATCTGGATCAAAATTAAAAGATGTAGTTGCTTCAACAAATGTATCGATTGGATCAGCAAATTCTGTATCGATTGACATAACCGCAAGATTATCCGTGAGCCTAGACTTTATTTGATCTTTTGTTGATGTTTGAGTATCAGTTGTGACATTGTCTTTAAATTTTAAACTAACATAAACCGATCCAAAATCAGGTGGTATATTATCATTCCCTCCCCATGCAGCGATATCATCTAGAACTGATGAAAAGTTTGCGTTAATTATGGCCTTATAGTCTTCAGCCGTTACCATTCTTTGTTGTGCTGAAAAGGCAGCAGGTGCATTAAGTTTTATGGATGTTATTGTTTCCTTAGCATCTCCACCAGCAGCATTTGATACAACAGTAACGGTCGGTGTATATGATGTTGCTCCAATTGTTACCGTACCTGATGGCGTAAATGAAGAAGCTCCATTGGGAGCCGCTCCTAGTACTTGAAAATATTTTACTTCAATTTTATTACCGGCTACTGGGGCTTGACCAAGAACGTTACCTTCCCCAAAGGTTAGTTCATAAAAACCATTTGGAGTTTCTCTTACAATAAAAACTCTAGAAGTCGTATCAACCCTTACTGCAGATTTTATGTCAGTATAAGTTGAAAACGTTGAAGATGAAGTTGTATCGAATACTTTTACCGTTATTGTATTTGTATCAACAGAATCATCTGGTATTACATAAATCTGTTCGTCCTCAGTATCTCCCACTATAAAAGTTTTAGTTTTTACCACACCTTCTTTTATTGTTAGGTTTGCACTACCGGCAGTTGTTTTAAATGAAAAGTTACCCGATCCATCATTAGCGGCCGTATGATCTTCAGTTGTCATGAATGTAAAAGTAACGTCATCAACAGATGTTGTAAATGATGTATTTGCTGGAAGAGTCGCGCTCAGTGTGGTCGTATCAGACGTTGCCGCCGTAACATTA